AGCAATATCAATTAGAACAGCAGGAGAAGCATGATGGATAACTTTCAATGGGATAAAGATAAACATTACACTTGGTATAACCAATGGGACTTTAAAACTCCCAGGACTTATAGAGAACGTTATGGTGTTAATTATCAAGCCGGTGAAAGTTTTGAAAATGAAGATGTTGCATCAAATAGGTTTATTGTGTTAGTGTTACTACTCATATTAATTTACGGAGGTTATATATGGATGAACTAGATAAAATTATTGAACAACTACAACTAATGAATGAAGATCTACGTGACTCAAATGACAAAGCAGATCAAAAAGAACATTACATTAGAGAATTACAATTAAAAGAATTGCAGGAGAATAGACATGACTAAACAAGGCGTAGTAAACATTAGAGGTAAAGAGTACAAAACAGTAGCACTACGTGTGCAAGAGTTTAGAGATCTATATAAAGACTTTGCTCTTGTTACTGACATTATTCAATTGGACCAAGAACAATGTGTTATTAAAGCATCAGTTTTAACTGACAAAGATCGTGTTATTGCTACTGGTATTGCTCAAGAGTTTAGAAAAGCATCACAAATAAACGGTACATCTTATGTTGAAAATTGTGAGACATCTGCAATTGGAAGAGCATTAAGCGCATTAGGTCTTGGAGGCCAAGAGTTTGCATCTGCTAATGAAGTATTAAATGCTATTCATCAACAAAACAACCCAGTTATTGAAGAAGTAACTGAAGCTCAAATTGAAGACGCTAAAAATTTATTAGCTGAAGCATCTAAAAATGGTGAACTTAAAAAAGTATTTTTTGCTTTAGGTCCAGGCGTACAAGAAAAAGTACGTGAGTTTGCTAATGAGCTTAAGAAGTCTGCATGAGTCATTTAAAAGATAATAGACGTCATAACGTTATTACCGCCAGCATTGCCTGGTCGGCTGTATACGAAAGACAAAAGTTATGGCGTCAAATGACTTTACGTGAGCCGCCTTTTGATGGTAATGACATGACTGAGTATGGAAATATTCATGAGCCTATTGCATTATCTGCATTAGAAAAAGAACTTGATGACATTGTAGAGCCTGGTAATAAGTTTGTATTACATGACACATTGCCATTTGGTGCAAGCGCAGATGGCTACTATCAAGGCAATGTTATCGAGATCAAATGTCCTTATTCTCAAGAAGTATATAAAGAGATCCCTGAGCGTTATTACTTTCAAATGCAAATGCAAATGGAAGTATGTAATGCGCCTCAAGCATATTTTTATATATGGACACCAAATGAAACCAAATTACAGTTAGTTAATAGAAGTAAAACCTGGCTTGAATGGTATACGCCATTAGCGCTAGAGTTTATGAAATATATTGAAGATGATATAGAGCCTAAACGCTGGACTAAAAAACCAATTTTTAATAAGGAGTAAAGTATGGCCGAGTATGATAACAGTAATAGAATTGCTGGATGGTTACGTGAAAGTAAAACAGGAAGTAAGTATATTTCATTTAACATCAATGTAGATGGTAAAGAATATACTGCTGCAGTATTTAAGAATGAAGTTGAGGAAGGATCTAAGAAACCGCTTTACACAGGCAAGGTAGCACCTAAAGGTGAATATGCTGCAAGTGGCCCTGCGGTTGAAGGTGCAGATGAGGATGTTCCTTTCTAGGAGCATCCCCATAACACTATAAACAATTACTTGTTCATTACGTACATTGTGACTTCAAAGCCAAAACGCATTTCTGTAGCTGCTGGAGTTGTCCACATGATAATGTCCTTTAATATGTTAATGCAATATTGCCATTTCATTATCAGCTATACATTGAGTTTTCGCTATCAGTAAAAACATTAAAAGAAAGTAAGCAAATGATAGAGGTAAAGGAGTCGCTTAGATCAGAACTTATACTAACACCAGAAGGTAAATTATTAATGGCCATTATGATACAGGCCATCACAGAGATATGCGGTACTAATACGCATAGTAGGAAGGTGTCTTACAATTGGCTTATGAAGGAAAAGAACCCTGTAGCTGATATATGTCTTATATTATCCGGATATGATAGACACCATATAGAAAATATGCTCATTCATAAGTTTGGACGTGATGAGTATTATGCTTTAAAAGGAGACTCATAATGGGAATAGAAACAGCAGCAATGTGCCTGGCCCTGGCGGCCTACCACGAAAGTAGAGGAGAGCCGACCTCTGGTCAAACGGCAGTTATGTACGTATTAATGAATAGAGCGCAAAATACTCAAAATGTATGCAGCGAGTTATATAAGCCAAAACAATTTTCATTTATAGGTAATGTTGAACTAGCATCAAAATTTCAGTTGCAACCTTATTTAAACATGGCGTATAATGTGCTGCATAAGAAAGTAAAAGACCCAACAAAAGGTGCAACGTATTTTCATAGAAAAGATATTAAACCTGTGTGGGCCAATGATAAACCAGCTAAAGTGGCGATAGGTAACCACATATTTTATTGAGGCTATTATGGATAAACCAGCAGCGTATCTGTTTGAAGAGTTTGACACCTTTACCGGTGATCTTATGAAGTCTTATTTGTGGTCATTTCATCCTAATGAATTATCATACTTAAGAGATCTAAAAGGTAAAACACATCATATAAAAATAACACCGTTGTTTAGAGGTGAGCCTGTAGAGGAATATAAAGGCATGTCAAAATACGATACCAAACGCTTAGTAGAAGCTAATAATGGACTATGATGTATACACTACTAGACGATAGAAAAAAAGCTGACCAGATCAAAGCTTACATGGAAGCTCACCCTGGAGCTATAAGAAAACAAATATATCATGAATGCCACATTACCAGATATAGGGCCAAGATGTTAGAAGATCAGGGCCTTGTTAAATTGCCTTTGCCATTGACAAATAAACAGTCTTTAATGAAGGCACGTAAGAAGTCATCAATGTTGTTTTATTTATAGGAGATAGTATGAATGATCCAGTAAACCACCCTAAACATTATAATATCGGAGGCCTAGAGACTATAGATATTATTGAAAGCCGTTTAACTAGAGAAGAATTTGTAGGATACCTGAAGGGTAGTAAGATGAAATATGACTTACGCTATCCATTTAAGGGTAATGTAGAAGAAGACTTAGCTAAGTCTGAATGGTTTAAAAATAAACTTATTTCAGTTTTAAGAGATGAAGATGCAGTAAACCCTCCTGAAATTGAAGCTCAACTACAGAGGTTTGAAGATGAATAAAATATATTGGGTATTTATTGTTATTATGGCTGCACTAGCTATATGGGGAACTGAAAAGGCTATTGGTCAAACGATCATTGGCCCAGATGGATCTGTGACTGTTTGTACAGTATCTAAGGATATGATCATCTGCGTATGACGCTAGGTATGCGCAATAGTAATGCCAAGTTTATAGACTTTGGCTTTTTATCTGGAATGATCCCAGGTAAGAATATATTGCCGACAAACCTAGATATGGTAGTGTGTAAAGATGGTAAAAAATTTTTAGTAGCAGAATGGAAGCATGATAATGAACCAATGTCATTAGGCCAAAAGATAGTATTAAAAGGCCTGGCTGCTCAAGAAAACTTTACCGTTTTAATTATATATGGTCATAGTGATGATCAAAGGACTCAAGTAGATAAGTTTTATGAGGTTACACAAAACAAACTTATATACATAGATCAAGGTCCAGAAGCATTAAAAAGCTATATAAATACATGGTGGAAAGTCAATTAAAACAATGACTTATAAAATAATTGAAAATAATTGAAAAAAAGTGTTGACATCATGCTAGCAAATATATAGCATACACATATCGCTAATTTATTATCTACTTGCAGGCGATCAAGAAATTTTGCTAAAGGAGAAAAGCATGACAACATTTAATTATGAAGTATTAGTACAACTTGGCCATTTAAAAGCACTTAAACTTTTTGCGGCTAAAAAAGACGTAAGGTATTATCTAAACGGTGTTTATGTTGAGTTTAATAAATATAACACTATCTTTGTTGCAACTGATGGCCACAGGCTATTAAGTACAGCAGTCTATCATGATGAAGTAAAGCACGGTAGAGATACATTAGGAGTAGTTATTCCTATTGAGACTATTGATGCGTTACTCAAAGTTAAGTCAACATTAGGTGCAGCTAGCATATCATTGGAAGTTGAAAACAATGTGGTTAAGAAAATACACGTTGTTAATGATGTAGTAAGGTTAGAAGCACGTCCAGTAGAAGGTAAGTATCCTGACTTTAGAAGAGTATTTCCAGAGTCAGTATCTAATGAGC